ACTGAAGCACTTAGTTTAGATTATCCTATTCGTGGTGGTTCATATGAGGAACTTGCTGCGAGAGAAGATTTCGCAAGAATAGATCGATTTTTATTATCTTACCCTCGTGGTAAGGCATTTTTGGATAAACAACGAGGATTAATGCTCTCTAATCCAAAAATTCCAATGGCTAAATCCGGAGGACTTTTTGCAAATAGAGCTTATAGTGATGGTCGTAACTTAATGACCCAAATAGCGGATGCTGGTACAGGAATAAGAAATCCTAATGCAGGAGAAGATGTATTTGTTTTAGAAAGATTTGAAAATAAATATGAATATATAACTGCTACTACTCCTGCAAAAGAAAATAGATTAGTATTATTAAAGGACTTTAAATTATCTCAACCTCCACAAACTACTGCTAGTTCAATTAATCAACTTGGAACTATATTCCAAAGTTTAGGAGATACTGTAACTAATTTAGTAAATCAATCCCCTTCAGTTTCACCTAATGTTGATGCTCAACAACAAAGAGCAGCATTTAATTATGGTATTAATACTGTTACAACAGGTGAATTATTTAATTATCCTGGTGGGCCTGGTTCATTATATGGTATAGTATCTAATACAACGATTTTAAGAGGAACAAACTCTAGGAATGCTTTTATTGATACTAGTAATGCTCAAAAATGGATTGGTAGTTTTTCTGATGAAGATAATAGAACAGCTATTACAAAAAATGTGTACGGAGAAAATGTCCAGGGTAGACCAATAGTAGATTTAAAATTTGTAAATCATTTAGGTGCTAGTAAAAAATATAATTTAAGGGGGGAACTTATAGGGGACATAGGAGAAAATGCTAATAATCAGTCTGTAACATTAGCCCAACAATCAGGAGATGGTTTTATTAGAGCAGAACCAAATACTAATGCTACTGTAGAACCTAATGTTTCAACATTTAAATACACTATGGGTTATAATGCTCTTATAGCTAGTGGATCAAGGACAAATCAAATGACAACTCAAAAAGATTTTAGAGCAAGTGTTATGGATCCCGATAGTGTTCAATCAAGAGACTATACTCAAAAATTAATAAATAAAACAACAAGAGTAGGAATAGGAAATCCCGGAGCAAGACCACCAGAAAAAACAGTAGATATAAATAATACTAATAATGGGATAGGTCAGGATAAAATTAACATGAAAGATGTTACTAATCCTGTTGATGCAAGCTCATTCGGTCAAGATGATACAAGAGATCTTATTAAGTTTGCATTTGAAACAATTCTAAACGATAAAGTAGATGATTTAACTGGAATACCTAAAGTTAGAGCAACACATTTTAGAGCATTTTTAACAGGTTATACTGATACTCATAATGCTGATTGGGGTTCTAAAAGATATGCAGGTAGAGGTGAAAATTTTTACACTTACCAAGGAGCTGATAGAGATGTAAGTTTTAACTTTAAAGTAGCTGCTCAATCAAAACAAGAAATGGTGTTTAATTATAGAAAATTAAACTATTTGGTTTCTACTTTATATCCTGATTATAGTAGTGCTGGGTTTATGAGAGGTAATATAACTAAATTAACAATAGGAGATTTATTTGTAAGGCAACCTGGTATTTTAACTAGTTTAAATTTAACAATAGATGATAATTATCCTTGGGAAATAGCTTTTAATGAACCTGAAAAAGGAGATTCTGTTGATATGTTAGAAACTCCTCAAATTATAGACGTAGCTGTAAACTTTAAACCTATATTAAATATTTTACCTCAAATTGGGTTTGATAATAATGGTACTGGAGTTGGAACACAAACACCTATATTAATAGCATCACAAGGTAAAAGTGCTAAAGAATTTTTAGGCATTACAGATGGTGTTAACACAAATAATTAAAAATGGCAGAAGGAAGATATCAAAATATAAGAACTCAAAAAACCGATAGTGGTGAAACAATTTATTTACCAACTAAATATCCAACCCTTGAACCCTCAAATAATGATTATTATATTATAGCTAGAGAAGAAGATAGAATGGATTTAATTGCAAATGATTTTTATGGCGATCCAACGTTATGGTGGGTTGTAGCTATGGCTAATGATTTACCTGGTGATTCTATGTTTGCTCCTCCTGGTTTTCAACTAAGAATACCTGGAAATTTAAATAATGCTTTATCTGCTTATAATGTTGAAAACTCTCAGTAAAAAATGTTATGGCTACTAAATATAAAAACATTGTAGGTACTGGATTTGACCAATATGTACAGGATCAATTAATAAAAAGATCCGAGATTGGTGAAAATAATTCTTCCAGATCAAAATATCTTCCATATCTTACAAACAGAAATGCCTGGTTTAGATTAAGTTCTTCATCTGAAATGACAGAGGTTTTAAATCCTCCTAAAAAAGAAAAAAGAGGAAACACTATGGGTCCTCTCACTAAAGAATATTATGATAATCTTGATAAAAGAAATGAAGAAAAGAGAGATGAATACAATGCTAGTTTTGAATCTAAAGTAGCTAAAGCAAATATTCTTCAAGGAGGTATAGTATCAACTTCATCTAAAAATAATACAATTTTAAGAAAAGGTTTTAAAGAAACTTACTTTAAAGGAACCCCCGGAGAAAAAGTAACAGATGATTTAGGTTTACAACCAATGCCAGGTATAACAGGTATTACTATAGGTACAGGAGGAAAATGGCAAACTTTAATGCAAGCTGATATTGAGTTTATTTGTTATAACTTAGATCAACTTAATATAATGTCTAAACTTTATATGAGTTTAGGGGTTACTTGTTTTTTAGAATGGGGGCATATTCCTTATTTAAATAATAAAAAAACTTTAGTAAATAATCCTAAAAATATAGATTTTTTTTCATTTTTAAAAAACAAAAATGGAAAACAAGCATTAATAAAAGAAGTTACTAAACAAAGAAAAGATACTGATGGTAATTATGATGCTTTTTTAGGTACAGTTTATAATTTTAGTTATGAAGGAGATAAAAATGGAGCTTACCTTTGTAAAACCCAACTTATGGGAGCAGGGGGAATGGTAGAATCACTAAAAATTAATTCTGCATATAATGTAGATTTTACTCATCCAACATGGAATAATGATGCTGAAAAATATACTTCAACTTTAGATAATGCTCTATATGCAATGAAAGAAATGTTAGGTGAAAATCTTAATAAAGATTATTCAGCTGTACCTTTGATTGGTAAAAATAGATTTACAGAAACTCATTTTGAAAAACATGGTAAAACTAATTTCTTTGATACTGAAAGAACTGCAGCAGTCCAAAATCAAAGAGCTGCTCCTGTAAATATAGCAAAAAGAAAAGATAGTTGGGGTGAGTTACTACAAAGAGTATATGGAACTGGTACATATTCACCTTGTACCTTTATACAAGAAGATAATAGTATAAAAGGTAGATTACAATGGAATAAAGGCTTTAATCCTGCAAAATATGGAAATGCCCACCAAATGATAACTGGTAGAGCTTTAATTGATAGTACTGGTGATTTATGTGATAATCTAGCTCCACTTGATATAGATTTTTTTGCTGGATATGCGGGTCCATGGAATAATGAAGACGAAGATTTATATTTTAATTCATATATAACCTTAGGTCATTTATTGGCATTGATTAATCAATTAGGAATATTTGTTGAATCTTTTACAAATAATATTGAAGATAGTAATTCTATCTCTCCTGTTTTATATATTGATTATCATCCTGATAATACTATAATAGATGCAGGGCCTATAGTCGCTAGTATTAATCCAAATAAATGTTTAGTTCCTTTTATTGATAATTGGGGTTATGAAGGATATTTTGATCCTCTTAATATTAACTCAACAGAAGAAAATGATACTACAGGATATGTAGAACATAATTTAGCTAGAGAAGATATTGAGATTAATAGAATCAATAAAACATATCCTCCAAGCGAAATTTTATTTAGAAATGAAGAAGATTGTACTTCAGGTATTAAAATAATGAACGTATTAATTAATTTAGATTTCGCTAGAAAAACATTAAAAACATCTACTAATTCTGATGGTGATGTATCCGTAATTGCTTATATAAACAAAATATTAGATGGGGTTAATGAATCCTTAGGAGGAGTAAATAATTTAAGAACTTTTGTAGATGAATGTGGTATGATTCTAAGAATCATAGATGAAAAACTATTAAAGCCAATTGAAAAACCAGAAGATCCAAGATTATTAACTATTAATACTTTTGGTACTAATTCAATAACTTATGATTCAAGTTTCTCTTCTGCTATTACACCTAAATTAGCTTCTCAAATAGTAATAGCAACTCAAGCAGCATCCTCAAATGGGATTAAAGATTTTTCAGAAGAGGTTCTTTCATATCAAAAATTAAACCAAAATGTTAAAGATAGATTTGCCCCTTGGAAATTTCCTCCAGTTAAATCTGCAGCTCAATTAAAATCTGAAGCAAGCCAAAAAGAAAATGAAAAAATATCAAAACTTAAAACTTTAGCAAGATTATATAAACAAATTTATTATACTTATGCTAAGCATAATGAAGGTAATACTAGTAATAGTAAATGTGAAGCATTAACAAATACTTATAGAAGTTTACAAAATAGAAAAGTAAAACAAGATAATTCAAAATCATCTGAAAAAAATAAAAATAATTCATCTGTTTTAATTCCTTTAGAATATTCCATTACTTTAGATGGAATAGCTGGTATATTACCATATAATGCCTTTAAAATACCTAATAATAGACTTCCAAAGAATTATCAGGGTAGAGTTGCTTTTGCTGTTTTTTCTATAAATCACTCTTTTGAAGATAATAATTGGTATACTACTTTAAGAGGACAAACTATTTTATTAGATATAGATAAGAAATCTGTAACACCTACATATGAAAGACCATATAATATCCCTTTTTTAAATGATGAATCCCAAGATGAAGAAGTATATAAATCTACTAATTATCCAAGAAAGAATTTTGATACCATTGTAACAACCCCTAAAGATACTACTTATACTTCAAAGGATTCTCCTAAAGATACAATTGTAAAAGATAGTACACCTTATAATGAAGGAAAAACTCCCGTTTTTGTTAATGATAATGTAATAAATTCTAGAGATATTGACCTTACTGTTCCCTTTACTGCATTCGAGGAAAATGAAGAAATAGTCGGGGGAAAACCAACAGATATTTTTAAACCTTATGAAGATAGAACTTATAAAGATGGTAATCTTACTACTTCAACATTAAGAATTGGGTTTGGTAGTGAAACTATTACTAGAGGAGGAGGATTTAAAAAGGTTGCAAAAGGTGATCTGATAACAAAAAAGGAAGCTTATGCTGATCTTGAAAGATTATTAAAAAATGTAACAAAACCTTATGTAGTTAGTAAATTAAAAGCAGGAGGAGTAGATTATTATAAATTAGATATAAAAATGCAAGTTGTAATTTTAGATATTGCTTATAATTATGGGGGGAACCATAAAACTTTGTATAATCAATTTGTAAGTGCTATTAAAAAAGGAAAACAAGGTTTAATTGATGAATTAATAAGAAGAAAAAATATGGGAGGTGGTCAAGTACCATCTAGAAGAGAAGCAGAAATTAATTATTTAAGAGGATAATATGGGATATATACCAAAATCTTTAGTTAATACAGGTTTATATACAAATGGTGGTGAATTTACTACTACTAATGGTAAACCTTATAAAGGATATTACCACCAATTATTTGATGGAGAAATAGCTTCTGGAAAAACTCCTAATAGTCCTGATTCTCAACCATTGATAACAAATTATAGTACTGATCAACAAAATTATTATCTAGTACCTACTCAAGAAAATATAAATTATGCTTCTCTCCAACCCGCTAATCAAGAATTATATTCATCATCAGGTGATCCATTACCTCATTTTCCAATTATTACAGGTAAAGATTATCAAAGAGGTCAAATAATTAGATATTTTGCTAAAAAAAGAAATGAAGAAAAACCTCAAATTAGAGAAATAAAAAAAGATGCTTTTAATGATTTAAATTTTAGTGCAGGTAAGTATAATTATGCTTTATGGACTGTAACTAGTGTATTTTGGAAAATCTCTGGTCCATTAAGAGATTCATTAAATAAAAATGGAGTAAAAACTTCTGGAATTATTGATACAAATAGAAGATTAGTTGAAAATGCTAATAAAGATTTTAGAGGTATTAGACAATATCTATCTAATTTAATTCAATTTGCAGTTAAATCAGAATTAGTATTATTAGAAAATTTGTATACTGGTGGTAATGAATTAACTGTTAAAAAAGACAATAGTGATTATACAGGTTACTATCATATAATGGGTGATAAAAAAATAATGGATGGAGCTACACACGAACAATCTACAGGTAAAGTACTTTTATCTGCCGATGCTTCATTTTCAAATCAATTAGGAGGATTAATACAAACAGAATTAGGAAAAATAGGAGCACAAGATAATGTGGCTCCTACAAATAATAGTCGTACATTACAAACACAGTTACAAAATAATATCTCTGAAACACCAGTAACAAGACAACCCTCAGGTGGAGGAGGTGGAGGTTATTAAATAGTTATGAAAAAAGGTTATGTATTATATAGTTGAAACAGAACAACAACTAAACAGATTATATTTTTCGGATAAAGAGTGTTACATTAGAATCATTCCAATGAATGATGAATATCATTCGATTCTAACATCCCCTTGCTTGGTTTATTTTAAAACACCAACAAGTAAAGGATATATGTTTACTATCAATCATAGTGAGGCCTTTAAATTACCCTTATCTAAAGTTTTAGATTTTATAGAAGATAAATTTGAAAAAATTTATACTTTAAATAAAAAAGAAGTTTTATACTATTTTAATAGTAATAAACTAATTGATATAGATGGAAGATATAAGTACAAGACAATTATTGGAGACAATTTTACTAAGTTTCGGGATAGGGTGTACAATAACTTCGATTCTTTGGGTTATACTAACTCTATTATTCCCATATCAAAGCATTATGAAAGTGAAGAAAAAACTTTTCAAGAAATTAGACAATGTTTTTTATTGGATACAGATCAAAATATTTTTTATAACGATATTTTTCCAAAAGTTTTTAAAGCAATTGAAGAACAAGGAATAAAAATTCATCCTGATTATTTTCATAAACATTTTAAATATAATGATAAATCGTGGTTCCTACGTGGAGAAACAGTGTATACTAAGTATAATCTATATAATCTCACCACTCGTCCAACGAATTCATTCAATGGCGTCAACTTCGCTGCTTTAAATAAAAACGATGGTTCAAGAACTGCACTTATTCCTAAAAATGATTTATTCTTTGAATATGATTATGATTCATATCATGTAAGAATTTTAGCTAAATTAATTAATTTTGAATTAGGTAAAGATTCTGTACATACCCAATTAGGAAAAATGTATTTTTCTAAAGATGAATTAACAGAAGAAGAATATAAACAATCCAAAGAATTAACCTTTAAACAATTATATGGAGGGGTATTCGAACAATATAAAGATATTCCATTTTTTAAATCAATGAATGAATATGTAGATGATTTATGGAAAACCTTTAATAAAGAAAATAAACTTAAGTTAATAGGAGGTAAAGTATTAACTAAAGATCAAATACAAAACCCAACACCTAATAAGATACTTAATTATACTATTCAGTCAGCTGAAACTTATAATAATGTAATGTCTTTAAAAAGAGTGATAGAATATTTGGAGAATAAACAAAGTAAGGTTATATTATACACTTATGATTCCTTCCTTATTGATTACTCTAACGGTGATGGTAAAAAAACTTTACAAAAAATTAAACAATTATTAGAGATGGACGGGTATGTGATAAAAGTTAGTTATGGCCGTAATTACAATTCTCTAAAATATATATAATATTTATGATGGAAGAAAAAATTAATTTAGAAGACTTGGCAAATAAACTATTTTGCACATTCACCACTAAGGAAGAATTAGATTCCACAGTAGATACTATTAAAGATCAATATGATATTTTATTTAATAAGATATTTGTTCTTTTTGTAGAATCTACTAATGAATACGTTTGTACTTATAACGTTGATTCTTTTAATATGTCTAATACTATATTAGATAATACTATTCTCCTTCATAGAAAAAAAGACTCTAATACTCTATATACTATAAATGCACTTAATGATTTAATTAAAGAATTAAATGGTGGTATTTTAGATATGAAATATAAAGTAAATTGGAGCGAATACAGAAATTGTATTTTATTAACCACTGGGGGTGAATTAAAAAGACTTGATACAAAAGTCCACGATATTCTCACTTTTTAACCAAATTATTTGGTTACCAGTTTTATTTTTATTATATTATTAACAGTTACATTAAAAACAATAAATAGTTATGGATTTAAAATTAATCTCAAGCAAGTTAGAACAACTTCAGACCCCACAAGGTCAACAATCCCAACAAAAATTTGACAGAAGTCAGTATTTTTGGAAAGCTCCACTAGGTAAATCACAAATTAGATTTGTGCCTTATGTGGAAAACAAAGACAACCCATTCCAAGAAGTATTTTTTCATTATGGAATAGGAAATAGAACAATGATCTCACCTATTAATTTTGGTGATAAAGATCCTATTGTAGAATTCTCAAAAGAATTACGTAAAACATCTGAACCCGAAAATTGGAGACTAGCTAAAAAGTTAGAACCAAAAATGAGAGTATTTGCTCCTGTTATAGTTCGTGGTGAAGAAAATAAAGGTGTACGTTTTTGGGAATTTGGAAAACAAGTATACCAAGAATTATTAAGTTATGCTGCTGATGAAGATTACGGTGATTTTACTGATGTAATTTCTGGTCTTGATATGACAGTAGAAGTAGTTCAAGGTAATCCTTACCCACAAACTTCAATACGTGTTAAACCAAAACAAACTCCATTATCAGATGATAATACTTCAGTTGAAAAATGGTTAAAAGAACAACCTGAATTATTTAAATATTATAAGAAATACACTTATGATGAAATGAAAACAGCTCTTCAGGACTGGTTAAACCCAGAAGATGGAGGAGAGGAAGTAGGTAGTTCCAATGATCAATCATCTAAAAAAGATGAAGGTTACACATTAAATGTTAAACAAAAAGAATCGTTTAACGAAGACGAGTTTGACGATCTATTTAAAGATTAATAAGAATGGCAAGAAAAAAAGCAAGTCTTGGGGGCGATATCTCTAAGTCTGTTAAGGGGACATTCTCCTTAGATAAATTTAAAGCAGCTAAAGGATTAGGATCAACTAATAATTCATTTAAAGAACAAGAATGGATCCCTCTATCACCAGCATGGCAAGAAATGGTTTCTTTACCTGGAATTCCTCATGGTCATATTACTTTACTACGTGGGCATTCAGATACAGGAAAAACTACAGCATTATTAGAAGTAGCAGTTAATGCTCAAAAAATGGGCATTTTACCTGTTTTTATTGTTACTGAGATGAAATGGTCTTGGGAACATGCCCAAATGATGGGGCTACAAGTAGATGTAGAAAAAGATGATGAAGGTAAAATTTCTGGCGTTGATGGAAATTTTATTTTTGCTGATAGAGGACAATTACCTACTGTAGAAGCTGTCGCGGGATTCATGGCAGATCTAATGAGTGAACAGAAGAAAGGTAATTTACCAATGGATATGGTGTTTTTATGGGATTCAATTGGATCTGTGCCGTGTCAAATGTCAGTTGAAAAAGCAAAAAATAATAATGAATGGAATGCCGGTGCAATGTCTACTCAATTTGGTAATTTTATTAATCAAGAAATATTATTATCAAGAAAAGAATCGTATCCATATACTAATTCATTAGTTGCTGTAAATAAGATTTGGGTTGAAAAACCTATAGGACCTATGTCACCTCCAATTATGAAAAATAAAGGAGGTAATACTATGTTTTTTGATTCTACTTTAATTGTTACTTTTGGTAACATTTCTAATCCAGGTACATTAAAAATTAATGCTGTAAAGGATGGTAAAAAAGTAGAATGGGCTAAAAAAGTTAAAGTTGCCATTGAAAAAAACCATATTAATGGTATTACTACAACAGGTAAAATTTTAGCTACGCCTCATGGTTTTATTTCTGAAAAGAAAAGTGATATAGAAAAATATAAAAGACAACATCAAGAAGAATGGGGTAGAATTTTAGGTGAAGGCCCATTCGAAGTAATTACAGAAGGATCAGAAGCCGAAGATTTCCAAAATCCATCTGCAACGGATGAATAAAAACTATCAAACTATACTCGATAACTTGCACGAGGGATCAAGTCTGGAGCCCCTACATTTAAACAGTAGGGTGCTCCTAATTGATTCAATGAATACTTTTTTAAGATCATTTGCAATTATACCTGCAATTAATCCGCAGGGCAATCATATCGGGGGTTTAGTAGGTTTTATGAAATCATTAGGTTATGCAATTAAATTAATTCGACCTACTAGAGTAATATTAGTATTTGATGGTCAAGGTAATATTACAAATAGAAGAAATACTTATTCTGATTATAAAGCTAATCGCCAAATAAAAAGAATAACAAATTTTAATGTATTTTCTACTCTAGAGGAAGAATCAGATTCAGTTTCTACCCAGATGTTAAGGTTATTAGATTATCTAAAAACTTTACCTGTAAATATTTCTATTATTGATAAAATAGAAGCAGATGATACTATAGCTTATTTATCTAAAAAATTAAAAGATGATATTATAATATATTCTGCTGATCAGGACTTTTTACAATTAGTAAATAAAAGAATAACAGTATATTCTCCTATTAAAAAGAAATTTTATAAACCACAAGATGTTTTTGATCAATATGGTTTATATCCTCATAATTTTATTACAATGAAATGTTTAATGGGTGATAAATCAGATAATTTACCTGGAGTTAAAGGTTTAGGTCCAAAAAAATTATTTAAATATTTTCCTGAATTAGAAACAAATAAAAAATTTACTTTAAAAGAAGCTTATGATAAAGCAACTGAAAAAGTAGAAGAACATGGAATTTATGGTAATGTTCATTTATTTAAG